CTTTTAGAATAACTTCCAAAATTAGATTCATTATTTTAAATTAGAAATTAATTTTCATCAAGTTGTAAATATAAATGTTTTTTATATAATTCATCTAAAGTCCACATTTCTTGATTTCCATTGGGTAATGTTCTGATTATTTTAAAAGGAATCATATTTAATTTAAATTCTTCTTCAGCTATTTTTTCATATGACAAACCTGTAAAATTTTTAACTAATGGTTTAGCTCCCATAGTCAATTGTTTTATTCTTTCTCCTAAAATTCTAACCATTTCATATTTTGTAAGACGATTAACAGATACTCTATTTTAACCTATTAAATAATCTTTGGTTACAGATTTGATTTCGTAATTATCATCATCAATATCTAAATTACTATCTTCAAAATCATAATATTTATCTTCAATAATATCTTCTACTGTTTCAGTATCAAAATCATCTTTTTTAAATTCAAGATCATCATCTTCATTATCTAGATCAATTTCATCAATATCATTTTCTCCAATTTCATCAATTTCATTTTCTTCAATATCATCATTATCAATATTATCATCATTATCATCAATATCTTCTTTTGTTATTACCTTTTTGTTATTTTTCTTAGGCATTATTATATAATACTAATATTTTTTAAATATAATTAATTCAATTTTAATCTACAAAAAAAATATTATTATCAATAGTCTTTATCATCTTTATTGGTTCTTTTATACATTCTATAAAACTAAAATAATCATTAAAAGATTTACCATTAATTTCAATTATTATATCTCCTATTGGAATAATAGGATTAGTAATTCTTAAATAAATATTAGGATTAACAGAGGTTAAATATACTGTAAAGAGATCGTTATTATATAAATATCTATCTAATAATTTAAATACTTGTAAACTTGTAATATTTAAATTCGAAATATTTTGATAATGTTCTTGAGTAAATATACATAAGATTAAATCATTATTTTCAATAAAATAAGGCATGATCCCTTTAGAATATTGATGCAATTTATCAGTTGAGAAATCAACCAAATTGTATATTTCTATTAAATTTGACATTTGATATTCTAATTTAACTTTAGTTGTCTTTAACTGATTATTAGTACTGTCGATATATACTATATTAAGTTCATCTCCTGGAACAAACCATAAATATAAATCGCATACAGCAATTTTTTCTGGAAAAAAATCAAATTTAATAAATCCATTAATATCAATTTTATTATTATTAATAAATAATAGAATATCATTGATATTAAAAAATTTATTTAAATAATTTTTTGAATTTAATTGTGATATACGAATACCTATTTTATTTTTAATAAAAATATTCGAATTTTTAACATTTTGTATAGATTGAAATAAAACTGATCGTAATTTTTCTTGTTTAATTAATTGATAATTAAAATTCCAGGTTGGACTATGAAATATACTAGGAATTGAATTAGAAATAATTAAGTTTATTAATGATTTATTTATTTGGATAAGTTTTTTATATTTATTGAATCTATAATATGGTATAACTAAAGAAGTATTTTCAACATCATCAAACTTAAGTTTTGCAACATTAATTCCTATAACTTTCCATTTTTTATTATCATAAATTATTGAAGGACCCCCTGAATTTCCTGGATTTAATGTTGCATCTGTTTGTAATAAAGATTTTCGATAACCAGAAATAATACCTTTAGTTTCAATAATATTTGTATTATTTAAAGGAAATCCGATAGATAATACATTTAATCGTAATTTAGTTTGAATTTCTTTATAATCAAAAATTTTGATTGAATCAAAATTTTCATTAATTTTTATTATTGCAAGATCATCATCTGGAAAAATATATACAAGTTGTCCTTTTAATATATTTGTCTGATTATAAATTATTTCTATATGAACAGCATATTTTACAACATGATAACAAGTTAAAATTAAATTTTTACAAATAAAAAATCCAGTTCCAGATGCAGATAAAATATTAGTCTTATCCAATGGTTTATTAAGATCAATTTCAGTTACTTTAACATTTATTTTAACTATATAATGTTCCCAATCCATTATTACAATTAAATAGATTTTAAATTAAATATTTTTAAAAAACTGATAAAATAGATTTAGTTTAGTTAAATCTATACAATATACCCTAAAAACATATTCTTGATGATTTTGATTTAATAATAATGAAAAATTTTTAACTTTATTATTAGTAATTACTTCATTAGTCTTATTGTTATAAAACAGTATTTTATTAAGAGGATTACTTGTATTATTAGCATATCCTACTTGAAATATTATAATTTCATAAATATTTGTATCAAAAGTTTCTTTTATTTTAGTTTCTAGATTAATAAAATCATTTATATTTAATGATATATCTTGATATACAAGTTTTGGTATATTTCTCATATGAATATCGTTAATTAATTTAATTATATTATCATTTTTTGTTTGTGTCCATATAAAATAATCAACTAATAATAACATTTTATCACTATTTAAAATATATTCAGATAATTTAATTTCTTTTTCTAGTTCAAATAATAATTTTACTATTAAAATTTCTAACGATTGAACTGTTTTATGATTATAAATTTGTCTATGTAATCTATATCTAATAAAAAACATATGATAAATATCTTCGCTACATTGTAATGAATAACATATTTGATTATTTATAATTTTAGCATCTTTTATAATACGAGAAAAATTAAAACTAAATTTTAAACCTACTGATTGTGTATCTCTAATTAGATAATCAAATTTATCAACATCTATTGAATTTACAGGATTTGATATAATTTGAAATATCCATTTTCCAATTTGATATTTTTCTAACCATTTATTATATTCTGCACTATAAGGATCAATTAAATCACATATAACTTTTAATTGATCTAGATTAAGTTTTATATTATATCTCTCAACTAAATGATGTAATAAATATATGGATCTATTTTCATGAGATACATATTTTGTGATATTTTTTAATTCTTGATAGTGAGGTAATTTTTTTAAAAAATAATTATCAAATAAATGAGAATAAATTAAATGACCCAAATCATGACATAAACCTGCAATACTTACTAATTGAATAATTTCTTCATTTATATTAATTTCAGGATGTTTATAAGCTAAATTTTTTATCATTTGATTTGCTAAATAATAGGTTCCTATAGAATGTGCAAATCTACTATGATTTGCTGATGGAAATACCATATATAATACTCCTGTTTGGTTTATATATTTCAACCGTTGAAATATTGGAGTATCTATTATTGAAATAGCCAAATCATCAACTGATATATAACCATGTATATTATCATAAATTATCATTTTATAATTTATTATAATAAATTATTCTTTATAAATCATTAGCCTATAAAATAAATTATTTTAATTGTAATTAACTTCATTATAGATATCAATATCATTTTCATTATAGATATCTATATCATTTTCATTATAGATATCATTCTCATTATAGATATAAATATCATTTTCATTATAGATATCAATATTATTTTCATTATAGATATCAATATCATTTTCATTATAGGTATCTATATCATTTTCATTATAGATATATTTTATTCTATTTTTTTTTTCATAATAATGATAATATACAAGAAAATTTAAATAATCTTCATGATTTACTTCATTATGATACCTACAAATGATAGTGTATATTCTATATTTACTTTTTTTTAAATAATATTTAGAATTATTAATATAATTAAGTTTTGTACAAGATGATAATATATAATTCATATTTAATATATTCATTAATTTTTGGTCTTTCCATAAATCCAAATTATAATAAAATTGTTCAAGTGTAGATACTCTAAAATTAAATGTATATTTGGAATTTTCACTCCTATTAGATAAAATTGTAGATTTGAATTCTTTAATAAGTGTAATTTGGATTTCATCATTAGTAGTTTGTATATATGGAGCTAACATATGAACAGTTGTAATAAGATATGGTGATTGTAATACAACATTATTTATAATTATACTAATTATATAATAACTTTCATTAGTTATATGTGTGCTGATTTTATCATATAATTCTAATATATTACAGGTGAATAAATAACCATTTAAAGTATTAACATGAACAGTTGGCCCTGAAGAAAAAAAACAAATATAAGATTTAATATCTTGATTAATTTTTTCTATTGATGATGTATAAAATGGTTTACTTTCTCCAACTACACACAACGACATTAATTTTGAATATTTTCTGATTTTATGTTTTCCCATAATAACCAATACTTTATGAAGTAACAACTAATGATTTAGAAAAACTAGATTAGATTTTAAAATCAAAATTTGGTATTAGAAAAATAATATTTTTCTATTATTTTTCTTTCGGTAATAATTAAAAATAATTTAAACAATTGAAAATTGTTTCAATTTTTTTGCTTTAAATAATAAATTAATATTAAATTAATTAAAGATCATTTATTTAATTTATTAATGGTTAAAGATACATTTTTGTACGATAGATTAGAAGTTTCGCCAAATGCAACTGAGGCTGAAATCAAAAAAGCTTTTAATAAATTATCTAAAATTTGGCATCCAGATAAGAGATCAATTAGTGAAGATAAAGAAAGTATAACAAAAAAATTTCAAGAAATTAATGAAGCTAAAGAAATTTTATTAGATGTCAAAAAACGAGAACTATATGATAGAATAGGTATTGATATACTTAATACTGATGGACAAGCTCAAAACCCATTTGAGGGAGCTTTTGGTAATATGTTTAATCAATTTAATAATTTTGATACTGTTTTTGGATCTAAATCACGATCTAGAGAGCCTCAAGAAAATATTGTAAAAGTTTTAGATGTTACATTAGAACAAATTTATAATGAAGAAACAATTGATTTTACTTATATGCAAAATGTATTCTGTTCATTATGTAATGGAGAAGGAACTAAAAATGGAAAACCTAATATATGTAGTGTTTGTAATGGTAAAGGAGTCCATGTACAATTATTAAGATTAGGTCCTATGATTCAACAATCTATAGCAAATTGTCAAACATGTAATGCAACGGGTAAAATTAAAGATGATAATAATATTTGTAACACATGTAAAGGTAATTGTTTTATTAAAAAATCAAAAACTATTCAAATACCTTTAAAAGCAGGGTTGACCCATAATAATAAAATCAATTTAACAGGTAAAGGAAATCAATATAAAAATTTAAAAACAGATTTAATTTTAACGATCAACGAATTGATACATCCATATTTTAAACGGTATGAAAATGATTTATTTATTGAATTAGATATTAAATTATATCAAGCTTTATTTGGATTTAATACAGTTATTACTCACTTAGATAATAGAAAATTATCTTTAACATATCGAGAAAAAACAGATGTAAATACTATACGAAAAATAAAAAATGAAGGAATGAAATATTTACAATCTGATTTAAGAGGAGATTTGTATATTAAATTTAATGTAAGTATACCTAGCATCAAATTATTAGATGATAATAGTAAAACTCAATTAAAAATATTATTACAATTAGTAGAACCTAATTTAGAAAAACAAGAATTAAAAAGTTCTGGTGAAAAAACCAATAGTTTTTCACCACAAAATTCAAAGGTGTCAGATCCTTCTATTAATAAAGTTATATCTGATTTACCCTCTCAGAACTTAGCAGATAAAATACATAAAGTAATCTTATGTGATTGTACACAAGATGAAGTAAATAAACTAAATAAAAGTCAAAATCAAACTAAATCTGTAAATGAACAAGATAATGATAAAAATCATTATGCTTTTGAATCTAATTTTGCATCTGGTCAAATGGGTAATACAACTGAATGTCGTCAATCATAATTTAAAATTAAATATTATATTTTTTTGTTCCTAATTCAACTCTACAGATAGGACATTTATGGTTATACTTTTGTAAATAAGGAATTATACATTCCTTATGATATTTATGAGAACATGTGAGTTCTATAATATATTCATCTTTTTTTAATTGTGACAAACAAATACTACATTTAATATTCAAGTTATCTTGCAATTTTTTATTGATTAAATTTTTTAAAGCCTCCTCATCTAATGATACAACTACATCTTGAAATTCTGGATTAATTATATTTTCTGTATTTTCTGTATTTACTTGTATTAATGATGTAAAAAGATTTCTTAAATTATTATATTCGATAAAATCTGTATATTGATTATTATTTTCTTGGAATATTTCGGTTTGATTATCTTGTGATATTTCAGAATGATTATATGATGACGTTTCTTGTGGTGTTTCTTGCGGTGCTTCTTGTGGTGCTTCTTGTGGATTTTCATTTTGATTAAATATATTATTTAATATATTCATCATATTAAGTTGTAGTACTCGAATATTTTCTATAGTTTCTAATGATATATCGATTCCGTAATAATTATAAAAATCAAAAATTGTTTGATTAATACTATTAACGGCTATACCAGATGAATATAAATATTTTTTTAATTCTTTTATAATAAGAAGTTCATTATTATATTCTTCTTCTAATACAATTCTATATGCACACATAGTTTCATATAAACTTTCATTTAAATTAGAATTTAAAGAGATATTATCAGAAATCATATTATTAATAGTATCAGCCATTAATATTATATTGAAAAAATAAATTATAATTTATTTTTTCAATCTTTTTAGTCAGAGGGTTTATCTAGATATAAGCCCTCTTAACTAAATTTAAAGGTTTAAAGAATATTTATTATGATTTAGTAATGGTATCAAAAAAATTAAATATTTTATTAAATACAGTTACGGATTATTTAAAAAATGAATTAAATAAGATATATACTGAAGAAAATACGTTATCTAATGAATTTCCTCAATTAAATTTAGATTTAATTACTTGTACAACATACAATAAACTAAAAGATAATATTTTAAAAATTTATAATTCTGATTTTAAAAATTTAAATTTAAATATACGTGATCAAATTACTCTTATAAATAAGATATTTTCAAAATTATTTACATTAGCTTATAAATTTAATAAAAATTTAAATTGGGATGATAATTATATATATCTTTCTACACCGCGCTCTAAAGGAGATAGTATTAAAATACCTGAAAATTATATTAAATTAGAAAAACAATTTAACAAATTACAAAAACTACCCCAACCTATTCAACGCTCTATAGAATGGTTTAATTATAGATTCCATCGGATAACAGCTTCTGATACAGCTGCAGCTATTAATATGAATCCATATGAACCTTTAGAATCCTTTATTCTTAAAAAGTGTGATCCTGATCATCCATTTATGGATAATGCTACAGTTTTCCATGGTCGAAAATATGAACCACTTGCAACTTTATTATATGAACATATATATAATGTAAAAGTTGCTGAATTTGGCGTATTACCATCTGAAAAATACCCTTTTTTAGGAGCTTCCCCTGATGGAATTTGTTCAAAATATACCTTAGATAATAAATTTTCTTCAAAGTTAGGTGTAATGTTAGAAATTAAATGTCCTGTTACACGAAATATTATTATTAATGGTAATATAATTGGTGATATTTGTCCTTATTATTACTATTGTCAAATTCAACAACAGCTTATATGTTGTGATTTAGATATATGTGATTTTTGGCAATGTAAATTTACAGAATATAAATCTAAACATGATTATTTAGCAGATGATTGTCAAAAATGTATTATAACAGAATCTATTAATGATAGTTTAGCTACAGAAAATCAACAAATGTTTTTATCAAGTACTCCTTCTAAATTATCTGTTAATAAAAATTTATTAAAAGGTATTATAATTGAATTTTATCCTAAGAATTATAAATCAGAATTTGAAGGTAGTAATATAGAATGGAAAAGTAAATATATTATACCAAAAAGATTGAATATGGATGAAATAAAATATAATGATTTTTTACTAAAAATGTTTGATGAATATAAAATTTTATATCCTGAAATTTATAAAGATTATTATTTTAATAAAATAATTTATTGGAAATTAGAAAAAGCTCATAATGTTTCAATTCCAAAAAATGATATTTTTCTTAATAATATTATTCCTCGATTACAGACAATTTGGAATACAATAACATATTATAGAGAACATCAAGATAAATTAACTCAACTAAAAAATATTACTAAACAAAAAGCAAAATATTATAAAGTTAATATAGAGTTTAATATTCATAATAACTTTATAATTAATAATAAAATTTTATTTTTAGATAAAAAATTTAATAGAACTGATTTTTTAATTAAATATAATACAAATGAATCTATACTTTCTACAATCGAATGTGATTTTATAGATGAATAATTTTTTTATTTATGTTGGAATTTTAATTATAGATGGTGTAAATTAAATGGCGGAATAATGGGTGAATTAGATAATAAAAATGGTGATACCTCATGTATTGGTGTAACTGCAGATATGGGTGATAATGCTGGTGGTAAAATTGGTGGACCATTTATAGGAATAAATGGTAAATCATTTTGTAAATCAGGTGATAAAATTGGAGTAGAAATTAAAGGATTTGGTCTGACAGGTCTTGGAATGGGAACAGGTACATGTTCTACTGATGGAACTACTTCGATAACTTTTGATGTTGGACTAAGTGGATTTTCAATTGCTGATGTATATGTTGGAATAACAGGATTTAAAGTAATATTGGGATTAGGAATAGGGGTCATTACAATCTTAACTTTTTGACGGTCATCTTTCATATAATATGAAAGATGAGCTCTTAAAAATTTTTCTTGTTTTTCTTGCATTGATTTAATTATCATATAATTAATATTTCTATTATAATTCATATTAATATAATTTTTAATGGCTTCTTTAAATGAATCCGCAGTAATAAAAGTTGGTATAGGAGATAACACTTGATAATTCATTACTATTACGCAGAAAATAATATTTAGATTTAAATAAAATATTAATAATAGTTATTAAAGAAATATTAAGTATAATATTAAACCTATTTGATGGGAATAAAAAATTTATTATATTTTTTATCACATTTTTCAGATACTATTAAGGAAATTGATAGGAATACATTTTATGGAAAAAAAATAGCTGTTGATATTTCAATCCTAATTTACCAAGTCGTTATAGCTAGTAAAAATCATGAATCTAAATTAACAAGTAAAACAGGTGAAATGGTATCACATATTTTGGGATTATTTAATAAAACTATATTTTTTTTAGATAAAGGAATTATTCCAATTTATGTATTTGATGGAAAACCACCTAAAATTAAAGAAAAAATAATTCAACTTAGAAAAAATAACAAATTAAAAGCTTTAGAAAAATTAAATAATGTATTAACAAGTACCGATAAAATTAAATATTTAAAAAAAAGTGTTTGGATAACTAAAGCACAAATGAACCAATGTAGAGAATTATTAATATTAATGGGTATTCCATATATTGATGCTCCAGAAGAAGCAGATTCACAATTATCATATCTATGCAAAACTAATATGGTCTATGCTGTTCTAACCGAAGATATGGATATATTAACTTTTGGATCACCTATTATTATTCGAAATTTTATATCTAATCATAAAAATCCAATTCAAATTACATTAAATACTATATTAAATAAATTAAATTTATCATATAATCAATTTATTGAATTGTGTATTTTATTTGGATGTGATTATTGTTATCATATAAAAAATATAAAACATAATGATATCTATAATA